GTATCTGGCATTAATGAGCTGATAAAAGAGGCTATGAAATGCACGTTACGTGCTCCAAGGTTTGCTTACATAGCACCTTATAGAACTCAGGCTAAAGCTATTGCATGGGATTACTTGAAACAATACACAGCACCTATACCAGGCCGTGTGGTTTCCGAGTCTGAATTGCACATTAAACTGCCTAATGATGGTCGTATAACCTTATACGGATCAGATAATGCCGAAGCACTTCGTGGTATATATTTAGATGGTATCATCATAGATGAACCTGCTGATATGGACCCTAACGTATGGTCATCAGTTATTAGACCTGCGTTGTCAGACCGTAGGGGCTGGGCTACATGGATTGGTACACCTAAAGGCCGTAACAGTTTTTATAGATTGTATGACAAAGCAGTTTCTGACCCTGAATGGTACACTATGATTTTACCTGCTTCTAGATCAGGCATCATAGCACAAGATGAATTAGACTCTGCTCGTAAGAGTATGAACGAGTCAGAATACAATCGTGAGTACGAATGTAGCTTTGAGGCAGCTATTGCTGGGTCTATTTATGGAGATGCTATCTCTAAATTGCGTTCAAATAACCAAGTACAAGACTATGAACCAGATAACGATCTACCTTTTGATACATTTTGGGACGTAGGTGATAGCGACTTTACCTGCATTTGGCTTGTGCAGATGGAAGGCAGACACATCAATTTAGTAGATTATTACTCAGCAAACGGACAAACCACAGGTCATTATGCAAACAAGGTCAGAGAATGGGGTGATAAATACAGAACAACAGTTAGAACTAACTTCTTACCCCATGACGCAGATCACATCAGACGTGGTGGATCATGGAAAACTGATCTTACTAACGCAGGTCTTAGCCACATTACGATTGTCCCTCGAACGCCTGACATTTGGCTTGGCATCAACGAACTCAGATCATTGTTGCCAAGATGTTATATCCACAAAACAAACTGTAGCAAAACCTTTGGAACAGCAGACAACTCAGCACCGTCAGGTTTGGATTGCTTGGAATACTATCACAAGAGGGAAGAGTCAGATCGAGATACTATATATGAGAAACCAGTGCACGATGAATTTAGTCATGGAGCAGACGCACTTAGGACAATGTCTGAAGCACATCGTCTAGGTATGATTGAAGGCACATCTTTTGTTGCTCGTGACTCTAGACACACGCCACATAAAGTATTGCGTGGTCCTTCTGCTGCGTCTTACTCGGTCAAGAAGAAAAACAAATCACTGCGTTAATGGCTACTTATCTTACAAGCAATACAGGTAACACAAAATCCACAGATCGTACTGCTGGTGGTAGTAAGCCTGATAACACGCCAGCTACAGGTACAACCGCATCAGGTGGAGGTACAGGGCCAGTTACTAGCGTTACTGGATCAGTTGGCGTTGGTGCTAGTCCTACAACAGGTAATGTAAGTGTATATTTAAACACGACAGGTGTTACTGCTGCTACCTATGGTGACGCTACCCATGTTCCACAAATTGCAGTTAATGCACAAGGTCAGATAACATCAGCTAGTAATGTAACGATTACAGGCAGTAGTGGTGTTACAAGCGTATCTGGCACAGGTACAGTTAATGGAATAACATTAAGCGGAACTGTTACATCTACAGGCAATTTAACATTAGCTGGTACATTATCAGGCATAGCCAATAGTCAGTTGAATAATAATTCTGTAACGGTTACGGCTGGCACAGGACTATCTGGCGGTGGTACTGTAGCACTTGGTGGTAGTATTACATTAACCAATAGTAGTCCTGGGTTCAGTAACCCTATGACAACATTGGGTGATACTATTTACGAGAACAGTACGCCAGCAGCAGCTAGACTTGCAGGTAATACAGGAACACGTAGGCAGTATCTGTCTCAGACTGGTACAGGATCTGTATCAGCAGCACCAGTTTGGGTTAATGGCCCAATGTATAATGTAAACGACTTTGGTATAGTAGCGGCAGGAGTGGGCGGAACAGATTTAACATCTGCTATAAACACTTTGCTTAGTTCCGTACCAAACGGAGGCTGTGTTTATTTCCCAAGCAACGGCAATTACTACAGAGTAGATGGACCTATTAACGTATCTAGTAAGCAAGTTCACTTTAGGGGTGACGGTAGTAATACTACAAAATTCATAACTACATCTACTACGGCTAACATTCTTTATGTAACCAATAGTAATTTCACTATGAGTAACCTTGGGTTTAAAACCAATGGCACTCGTGTACTAGGTAATCCTTTAATAAGCATTAATAGTAGCAATGACGCATCTAGCTTATGTAATTACGAAGATATATTTCTTGATGGTATAGCTGGAGATGGAATGTATTTTTATAATTCTTGTTATAATTTACAAAACTCTACGTTACAATCTGCTGCTGGTTGTGGTGTGTTGTTACACGCCGTTCAATCTGGCACTACCATGAACAGTGTTAATATACGTAACAGTAATAACACAGCTCCTACATTTATTTTAGAAGGGCAAACTACTTCAGCTACGATTACCAATTGTGGGTTTGGAGGAGGTGGGCCACGTTATTCATACGCTCCTAGTTCTGTCGTTATTAGTGGTTCTACCATAGTAACCACAATGACTACTACCGCAGGATTTTTGGTAGATGATTTTATTGTTTTAAGCGGAATGACTACCGCAGCATTTAATGGGTTCTGGAGAATATCGGCAGTTAGTACAACTCAAGTAACAGCCATAGCTACTCCATTCTATCCTTTGCCATCTGGTACTTGCACAGTAGGTTCTGGATTAGCACAAACAGTTCCGTGTGCTGTACTCATTTCTAATAGCAATGGTGCTGTAAATGAATCAATAATGACCAACTGTTTGTTTGGTGCTGTTGGTTATCCACCGCAGGCTCTGTCAAGTAGTTTGTATATACAAGGCACGTATGTATCAAAAGGTACGGTAGAGGGTTGGTGCTTTAGTAATCTTTATTTAGATTATGGTAATGCACCTGTATTAATTACTAATGCAACAGGTGAAGCCTACAGATTTAATTTTGATAACATACAGTCGTTAGGAGAACTAACACAGTTCTTTATAAACAAATCTACAGGCGTTATGATATGTAACAGCCAAGGATCAAACGCACAGAAGGTAACATCCTTTGATGTGTGGTCGTCTGGTTATGCTTATTCAACGGCTGCATTAGTTTCGGATGCTGGCTATAACTTCCAATGTATATCCAGCGTCACTAGCACAACCCATCCAGCTTCTGATCCTACTCATTGGTTAAATCTTGGGCCAATACCCTCCATAAGTTGTGCGTTATATGCTTACTCAGATTCAAGTAATGGAAGCCAAGGACTACAACTCACTGGTAATTATTTAGGCGGAACACCTGTTTGGAAAGGCATAGGTTACAGCGTTGCCACTCCTACCTACGGCGTGGTTATAGACGGACAAATAAGTGTGTTTGTAATGACTGGTACTATAGCCTGGGGAGCAACAGCACCTACCTACAACTTAAACAGCGGTCTCACTTCATCAACATTGGTTGGTGGAGCAGGTAATCTTTATTTACAAGGCACAAGCAATCCTCCTACTAAGACAACAACGCCAACTTATTTTCCATGAGTCCTTACGAGACTATAGCACAAAAGTATATTGATTTACCACAAGGAGCATCTTTTGGTGATTACGTTGATTGGTTTTTTAGATATGGTTTTGTTTATTCAACGCCAGAATATTTTGTTATGGGCAAAAATTGCCGTCATTTAGCACCACCAAACGAGATTGTGGACTGCGAACACGTCTTTGACCCACAAGATTCTGATTGTTGGTATGTGTTTGCAATGGCTGGAAATGTATCAAAAGCCTTTAGTTCTATGCCATTTCCACTTCCTTACATTGCTTTTGAACGGATTATTGACAATAAAAGAGAGCTTAGATTGTATAAAACCGAAGATTTACAACGTTTAGCCGAAATTTTAACCAATTAACTATTATGGGTGGCGGATCTCCAGCAGCAGCAATACAAGCAGCACCAACTCCAGTGGCTGCACCACCTGTCACGGCATCATCGGCTGAAGTTATGCAAGCACAGCAAGACATTGCACAACAGAATTTGATGAAGAAATCTATCAAAAAGACTGTTTTTGCATGTGATACTGGCGGTTATAAAGGTATGGGAAGTAACAGTTCTGGTGCTACTCCAACGACTTCTAAGCTCGGATAATATATGGCAACAGATCTATTAGCCAAGGAGCAGCTAAACAAGTACGAATCTGCACGTTCTAAGCGTTCAGCTACATTTGATTCTGATTGGCAAACGATCTCGCAATACTTTTTACCTCAAGAGTCTGACATCAATGTAACAAAGACAGAAGGAATTACAGGCTGGACAGACCGCATTTTTGATACGACAGCAATTTTAGCAGCACAAACTATGGCTGCTGGTCAGCGTAATTGGTTAACACCATCAAGTGAACCATGGGCACAATTTGAACCACCGATGCCATTACGTCAGGAAGGTGATGACGCTGCTATTTGGTTAGGTAGATGTTCAGATATTACTATGCAAGAGTTAGCACGTTCTAACTTTTATTCCGTAGTTAACATTGGTTATCTTCACGTAGGCATCTTTGGTACTGATTGTATTTTTTGTGAAGAAGGTAAATCAAGTTCACTCAATTTTAGAAATACAAAAGTAGGCACATACACTATCGAAGAAAATGACGAAGGTATTGTTGATACAGTACGTCGTGAATTTAAGTTAACAGGTCGTCAGGCAATACAAATGTTTGGTGAAGAAAGTTTGCCTGAAAAGATGCAAAATGCTCTTAAAGGTGGTAAGGGAATGGATCGTGATTATAAGTTTGTACACGCAGTATTTCCTAGAGAAGATTCTTCAAGATTACCTGAGAGACAAGATGGTGCTAACAAACCTATCGCTTCAGTTTATATCTCAGTTGATTTCAGTCAGTGTGTGCGTGTTAGTGGTTACGATGAGATGCCGTATCTTTGCAGTCGCTTTTCTAAGTGGGGTACAGATGCACCTTGGGGATATTCACCTGCTTATTTAGCATTACCTGATGTACGTCAGATTAATTACATCACACAATACACAGATGCTTTAGCAGAATTAAAAGCATACCCACGTATCCTAGTACCAAGTAATCTTGATGGTGACGTTGATTTACGAGCAGGTGGTGTAACTACTTGGGACATCAACGAACCAAACGGCAGACCAGTAGAATGGGCTACGATTGGTGATTACAAAATGGGCATGGAGTTAATTGCTAACAAGAAAGAAATGATCAATGATGCTTTCTTTGTTAATATGTTTAAGATGTTAGGATCTGATCCACTCATCGACAAGAAGATGACTGCATACGAGATCTCACAACGTCTTGCAGAGAAGTTAGAACAATTTACACCTGTATTTGATCGTCGTGTAACCGAGTTTTTAAACCCATTATTGCGTAGAGTATTTGGTATTCTCTATCGTCAAGGTAAGTTTGGACAAGCCCCAGACTCACTTATGGTAGATTCTGGTGTTAATTCTAAAGGTTTAGTTTTACCAGAGATTACAATTACCAGCAGAATTAGTCTTGCACTTAAGGCATTGCAGAATCGTGGAACAGAACAAGCAATGCAATTCTTGCAACCTATTATGCAATTTAAGCCAGAGGTAGCAGACAATTTTGATTTAGATAAGATGATGCGGAACTACGCCATGAACTCAGGAATGAACGCAGATTTATTCCGAGATGAACGTTCCGTTGCAGCAATACGTCAACAACGCATGAAGTTACAACAGCAACAACAAGCTCTCCAAGCTGCTGAACAACTTGGTAAAGCTGGTAAGGGATTAGGTGGTTCACCTGATTTCGTACAAGATGCTGCTAAAAACGCCATGCAGCAATAAACCCAATAATGCCAAAAGCCACAGTTGAACAAACAGATTCCCTTGTACAATCAAGAATTGAACAAGGAAGAGTTGCAGATTCTTTCTTACAGGTCTTTGGATTACCAGCGTCACGTTCCCAAGCTCAGAAAGATGTCATTGAGCATCTTAGGAAATGTGCAGGTGAAACAGGACCATGTTTTATATTCCAAGAAGCCGACGGTTATAAAATAGCGTTAGCAGCAGCACACCGTGATGGTGCATCAATACCAATACGTGTTATTGATAGACAGATTGAACTTTCTCAGAAGTTAAAAGAAACAAAGCCACAACCCATAACCAAAAGGTAAAATATGTCAGATGCCACAACTACTCCAGAGTTTGAACTCTTGGAAGATGGAAGAATAGTAAACAATCGCAGAGGTAAACAAACCCTCTTAGCTACCTATGATCAAGATACTGGTCATATTGAATACGAATCAAAAGAAATCTCAGCTAAACATGGTCAACGTATTTCTGTGTTAATTGGTACTATTGGCGATGGTCGTCAGGTATCTGAACGTAAAATCAAAGAGATTAGTATTAAAGGTGAGAAGCGTGATGTAGTTAAACCTAACACTCCTCCTGCACCAAAACGTAACAAGTTACTTGGTGAAGATGATCCAGTATGGAACGCTTGGGAATTAAAGTATAAGCCACAACAGTTCTACGCACGCTTTGGTGTGTTAGTAGATAATGAAGGCGAACCACGTAGAGCTACAGTAAAGCGTATGATTCCTGTTATTCGTGATGACCGTAATACGGCAGACGATAACAATCTTGAAAAGATTCAGCAGGGTGCAAAGACCTGGAGCACAGGTGCAATCAACTATGAGATGCAAGTAGTCACACTTGATAATCAGTTAATTGGATCTCGTAAATGTTCTTTAGTATTTACTAAAGACGAAATCGTTGGAGAAAACACAATAACAGACGGAGATGATGATTTATGAGTTCTAACACCGAAAAAGTAAAATTTATAGATGATGCAGCAATAGCTGCTATGGTAGCATTTCGTGAGAAGTTTGATTTCTCTCGTGAACAAGATTATGCAGATTGTTCAGCTATGGCATTTAAACTTGCACAAGCTATGTATGCAGAACGTGAAGAAAATAATACTGAAGTAGCACCTGTTGTTAAAACCAAATGATCCCACACACGCCACTGTATGATTCAATAACAGGTGATGCACCTGCTGGTGGATCTGCACCTGCCTTAAATCTTGCTCCTACACCAGTAGAAGCAAACATACCTGCACTTAATCAAACTGCTCCTGCAACACAGACCGCCACATCTGCTGTTAAAGAACCATTTTATAAGAGCTTTATTAACGCTGATGGTACACTAAACCATAAAGCATTAGACAATTTACCTGATCATCACACATCACTTAAGAATACACTATCACGTCAAAAGACGTTTGATGATGTATTAACAGTGATGGCTAATCAGCAAACTTTAGCTGGAAAGAAAGGTCTTGCACCACTTCCAGCTAATGCTGCACCTGAAGTTATAGCGGAACGTAAAGCACTTCTCGATTCAATAAACGGAGTGCCGAAAGATCCCAAAGACTATGGCATCACCAAACCAGAAAACCTAGCCAATGAACTTTGGAATGATACGCTGGCTAAAGGTGCAGCAGAAATTGCTCATAAGTATTCTGCATCACCACAGATGCTAAAAGACCTTGTAGCTTTGCAAACCGCAGAACTTCAAAAGCAAGTTGCATCACAAGCAGAATATGAAAAGAATTTCTTTTCCACTCAGCAAAAGAACTTAGAAGCAACTTTACGTAACGAGAACATTCCATTAACCAAAGCACAAGAGATGGCAGAACGTGGTGCTATGCGTTTAGGTCTGGATATGAATAATCCAGAGCATCAAACATTAATGAAAAACAGTAATGTTTTCTTAATGGCTATGCGTCATGCTATGACTACTATGGAAGATAAATTTGTATCAGGTGAAGCTAAGTCATCAGGTGGTACTAACCCACTAGCAGAAGCTCGTGATATGCTACATAATAAAGCACATCCTTTAAATGAAGCATTAACTAATGGCTCACACCCTAACAATAAAACAGCTAAAGCACGTTATCAAAGTTTGATGCTTGAAGCAGGACAAAGAGGACTTAAATAATGAAAATCCCACGTCCTTTAAAAGATAACTTAATAGCAAGACCAGTAGAAGAAACTAACAAGCAAGGACTGCTGATAATTCCACCAAACTATCAGCAAGCCTTACGTACACATTTTAAATGTGTTGTTGTAGGTTCTGGTCCATTAGCACAAGAAATGGCTCCTATTGGTAGCATTATTCATGTCTCAGAATCATGGGGTGAGAAATTTATTTACGAAGGTAATATGTTCATCTGTGGTCGCTTACGAGACATCAATGGTGTTCTTGAAGGTGAAGCATTGACAATACCTGAAGCTCTCCTAAGTTAGCCCTCGTCCCCCAACTTACATCATGGCACAAAATACAGCATTTTCACCAAACCCAGATTTCGTAGCACAAGTTACAGGATCTGGAGTAACCGTAGGCGGTGTATCAGGAACTGGTATTACTCCTACTTATGCATCATCAATCGAGCTTGCACCTTATTTACAGACAACTCGTTTTATTGCTATTAACACAACTTCAGCAGTTGGTAATGCTACTTTAACAGCAGCATACGTACCACAGGCTGGTGCTCGTCTTATTATCCAGATTAACAATGATGCTAGTGCAGCACGTACTATTACGTTCTCTACAGGTTTCCGCACAACAGGCACAGTAACAGGTACAGCATCAAAAATTATACTAGTTACATTCTGTTCTGACGGCACAACTTGGAACGAAGCAAGTCGTACAACTGCTATAACTTAATAGTAAATTATAGTTCATACATACTAAGCACTTGACTAAACAGTCAGGTGCTTTTTTATGCCCATAGACAAACAGAGGAGAACCAGCGAAAGCTGACCCGATCACTTGTCGAACAATAGTGTTCGATGATCGATCCCTTTTGGGACAACCGAGGAGCGAACGTACAATCAGTACGGTATATCGCCGTATTAAACCTCAATTTTCATACTCTCATGGCTGGTGCAATATTCTCACTACCTCCCCATTACGAGACAGCGTTCGACGACATTTGGCGTGAAATCATGGCCCAACAAGTTGATCACCGTCTCGCAGGGATGTACACTTCAGACAATGTAAATGGTAACCAAAAGAGATACGATCAAATCGGTGATCAATCTTACGCTCTGCGTCAGATCACTGCTCGTGCTCAAAAAAGTGAACCATCTGACATTCCTACGTTCTTCCGTTGGGTGCGTCCTCGCCCTTACGATAAGACCACTTGGATTGACTACTTTGATCATATCCTTCTCGGTCAATTACCTGACCCACAGTCTCCAACAGCAAAGCAACACGCTATCGCTGCTAACAGACAGAAGGATATCATTCTTATAAATGCTCTATTAGGCACA